ACTTCTGTAAAATCTGGAAATTTTAGACCTACTAAATCAGGTGCAGGTATGACACGTAAAGGTGTTATGGCATATAGACGAGCTAATCCTGGTTCTAAATTATCAACAGCTGTTACTGGTAAAGTTAAGCCAGGAAGTAAATCAGCTAATAGAAGAAAATCTTATTGTGCAAGATCAGCAGGTCAAATGAAAATGTTTCCTAAAGCTGCAAAAGATCCTAATTCAAGATTGAGACAAGCTAGAAGAAGATGGAGATGTCGATGATAATTAGACTATTAAATAACTTTAATTCATGGTTATCATATAAACTATGGAGATATGAGTTAAAACTAAGAGCTAAAAGATTTAAGAACGAGACCTGTAAATGTGGAAAAAAGTAATTATATAACTATTAACAATAGGAGATAATTATGTTTAACCCTTTAGATTATTTAGATTATAGTAAAGTTAAGAGCTTCTGGACTGACTATAATCAGAAAGTTCAAAAGTTCTGGAAAGATGCTTTTGAAGATTACAAAGCAAACTTCTCAAAATAAGATCCTTTTTGATTGTTTAATCACTGGAATAATTCGCTTTATTCCAGTGATTTTTTGTTTTATACTATACTATAGATGTATAGGGTATGAACCCGGAGGTATTAAACAATGAAAAAAATGAAAAATAAAATTTCCAAAGTTATGAAAGAATATAAAAAGGGAGAACTTAATATTGGAAAATCAAAGAAAAAAGTTAAATCAAGAAAACAAGCTATAGCAATTGCTTTATCAGAAGCAAGAAAAGGAAAAAAATAATGAGAGCAGCTAAAGACGAATCAATGGCACATGAGAATAAAGAAACTAAAAAAATGGAAGCCAGAGAAACAAGATTAGAGAAAAAAGGATATGTAGAAACAAAAGGAGGAAAAATGGTAAAAAAGAAAAAAAATAAAAAATCTTTTCCAGATATGTCAGGTGACGGTAAAGTTACTAAAAAAGATATTTTAATAGCAAGAGGCGTAATCAAAAAAAAGAAAAAGTAAATGTTAACTAGATCAAGGTTTGAAAAACAAATGACAAAACCTAGAAAAAGAAAAGTAAAGTCCGATTATCTTGCCGGTTTATCTGGTAAAGAAAGAGCAGCAAGAAAAGCTGCTCTTTTAAGATTAAATAAAAATACTAAAGGTTCAGGTATTTTACCAGGTGATTTAAATAAAAAAGGTAAGTTAAAAGGAAGTAAAAAACAAAGTCCACATAATGAAAGGTTTAGAAAAAAATATGGGTAATGTTGCAAAGGCAATACAAAATAAAGCCAAAAAATCTGGAGTATCAACTTCTAAAATAAGACAAATTTATAATAGAGGTCTTGCTGCTTACAGAACAGGAGGTCATCGTCCAGGTGTATCATCACAAGCATGGGCTATGGCAAGAGTAAATTCTGCTTTAACAGGTGGTAAAGCTGCTAAAGTAGATAGAGACATACTTAAAGGTAAAAAAAGTAAAAATAGAAATCCTGATGGTACAACTAAAAAAGGAAAAAAATGAAACAAGGATTATACGCAAATATAAATAAAAGAAAAAAAATGGGAAAGAGTAGACCTAAATCAAAATCTACTATATCTAAAAAAGCATATGCAAATATGAAAAAAGGATTCCCTAAAAAATAATATGGCACTTGAAGTAGAACTAGATAAACAGAAACTGCAATATACCGATGATGAAGGTAAGAAGATTACTGTCGATATAAATGAAGATGAAACGGAAAAAGCTGAAGAAGAATTTGAAAGCGATCATTACGAAAATCTTGCAGAGACATTAGATAGTTCTAAAATTTCAAGAATAGGAAAACAATTAATTACCGCTTATGAAGATGATAAGTCTTCAAGAAAAGAATGGGAAGACCAATATTCTAAAGGTCTAAAAATGTTAGGTGTAGTTGTTGAAGATAGAAACGATCCTTTCCCGGGAGCTTCTGGAGTACATCACCCATTACTCGCAGAAGCTGCCACTCAATTTCAAGCTAGAGCTATTGCGGAGTTATTTCCTCCAGGTGGACCTGTAAAAACTCAAATCATTGGTAAAATTACTGATAAGAAAATAGAACAAGCTTCACGAGTTGAAGATTATATGAATTATCAACTTACTACTCAAATTCCAGATTACTTTAATGAATTAGATCAAATGTTATTTTATTTATCATTATCAGGTTCAGCATTTAAAAAAATATACTTCGATGATACATTAGATAGAATTTGTGCAAAATTTGTACCAGCTGAAGATTTTGTAATATCATATCAAAATACAGATTTACAAACTGCAGAAAGATATACTCAAGTAATGAAATTATCTGTAAATGAAATTAAAAGATACCAAGTAGTAGGATTTTATAGAGATGTTGCTTTATCTAAAACTCAATCTGATTTAAATACAGATGATCAAATACAGGCAACACTTCAAAGATTAGAAGGTATGTCTCCATCATCTGCTGATAGATTACATACTATTTTAGAAATGCACGTAGATTTAGATTTAGGAGAAGATGAAAATGGAATTGCCTTACCTTATATTGTTACAATTGATTACGATATGGAAGTTATTTTATCAATTAGACGTAACTGGAAAGAAGAAGATCAATTAAAACGTAAAAGAACTTATTTTATTCATTATAAATATTTACCAGGTTTAGGTTTCTATGGATTTGGTTTAATACAAATGATCGGCGGTCTACAGCATGCGAGCACAGGAGCTTTAAGAGCTTTACTTGACTCAGCAGCATTCGCAAATTTAAATGGTGGCTTTAGAGCTAAGGGAGCAAGAATTGAAGGTGGAGATTTAACTATATCTCCAGGAGAATGGGTAGAAGTAGAAGCTTATGGAGATGATTTAAGAAAATCATTTATACCACTTCCATTTAAAGAACCTTCTCCTACGTTACTTCAACTTTTAGGAGTAATGACAGAATCAGGTAGACGTTTTGCATCAATCGCAGATGCGATGGTAGGTCAATCCGCAGGATCTGGTCCAGTAGGAACTACTATTGCTCTTATAGAACAAGGTTCTAAAGTATTTTCTGCTATACATAAACGATTACATCAAGCTCAAGGTAGAGAATTTAAATTAATTTATGAAATTAATGGAGAATATTTAGACGATGAATATCCATATGAAACTATTGGTGAAAGAAAAATCATTAGAAGAAAAGATTTTGATCAAGCGATAGATGTAGTACCAGTATCTGATCCTAATATTTCATCTTCTGCTCAAAGAATTGCTTTAGCACAAACTGGACTTCAATTAGCACAACAAGCTCCTCAGATTATTGATGTAAAACAAGCTTATAAAAGATTTTTACAATCTTTAAATGTACCTGATTATGAAAATTTATTAATAGATGATAAAGAAACTCCTCGTAGAGATCCAGTTTCTGAGAATATGGCCGTATTAAATGGTAAACCTATTCAAGTTTTTGAAGAACAAGACCATCAAGCTCATCTTATGGTTCATCAACAATTTATTAATGACCCTAGATTTGGTGGAACACCTGAAGCTAAACAAGCTATATATGGTCAAATGTTAGCACATATGGGTCAACATTTAGCATTTTTATATCAACAACAAATGCAAGCTCAAGTTCAAGAAGGAACTCCAGTATCAAGTGGTCAATTTAATGAAGAATTTTTAGATAAAGAAACTAAACCACTTCCTATTGAACAAGAAAATAGAATTGCATTAGCTGCAGCTCAAGCTGCTCAGGGTTTAATGGGTAGTATGCCACCAAGTCCAGAGCAACAACAAATGCAAATGGAGATGCAAGAGAAAATGGAAAATTTAAAATTAAAAACTGAAGAATTAAACATTCGTAAAGCAAGATTTGCAGAAGGTGTTAAGACTAATGAGAGACAACAAACTAGAAAAGATGCTGAAGTGAAAGCTAAAATAGTAGAAGCAGCTTCTCGAATTGCAAAACGTGATAAATAGTATGTCTATTAAAGCTGAAGAAATAAGACAAGCTAAAAAATTTTTAGAAAACAAAAGAATATCTATAAGTTTGGTTAAACCAAAACAATTTGTGATAGCTTCTAAAAAATTAAACACATCATTTGATGATGCTCTTAATAAATTGAAAGAAATGGTAAATGGAAAAACTACTACAAGCGATTAAGAATCAAATAAAAAGACATAAAGAAGAATTAGGTAATAATTTGTTGTCAAAAGGTGTAGATAACATAGAGGAGTTTAAA